AATGAAACCAAAACCTTTGGCATCGTTAAACCACTTTACTTTTCCTGTTACCATTATGTTACTTTTTCCTATTATGTTAAGTTTTTCTGTGTGTGTAAATTTTTAAAGTCTTACTAGGACTTCTTGATACTGCCCATTAACTACCATAATTTGTTTACGGTAGGCAAAACCATTGATATAAACTATATCACTTGGCTGTTGAACAATAACTGGTTGTTGAACAATCACTGGATCTGGACGGGTGGCAGCATAAACAACTACTCCTCCGATCAGTGCAGGAATTATCCAATCATTACCTCTAGCGTGATGGTGATGGTGATGACCTTGCCAGCCGTGCCCACGAATCATACTATTGCTAGTATGCTGTGCGCTAGCACCAAATGCTGTTGCAGCGATAGCTAAACCAATCAAGACCTTTTTCATAACCTTCTCCTTAGAGTCTGCATATATTTAACGCCTTAGCCCTGAAATTCGTTGACTAGAATTGATTGTTAAACCATCCAATCTTGCGGCCTTCTGTGATACGCTTATCGTGTTCCTCTACTGAACCTGGAAAGCGCCAAGCCCAAATTGCCACTAGGCACATAAAGGCTGCTGTGTATATTATACCACGCACGGGCACTGCTGTCAACCACATGATAGCCAAACTGCTGATCATCATGGCCAACATAAAATATTTCATTTTGTTTGGAAATACTCGCTTTTCATTCCAGTTGGTTAAGAATGGCCCAAACAGTTTGTGATTGTAGATCCAGGCATGCATCCTAGGCGATCCTTTGGCAAAACAGTATGCGGCAAACACCACAAATATGCTGTAGGGTATTCCTGGAGTGATCAACCCAACATAGGCCATTCCTAAACTAAGGAACCCCAATATTTTCCAAAAAAACTTTTTCATTGTTATCCTATAAAGATATTTGAACTACCCGAAGAGATAGTGTTATCTCCAGTGTATTCGTCCCCAATACGGCCTACGCCTTTACCATTGACAAATACAGTAGCTGATGAAGAAGTTAAAGCAGATACATCGTCATCGCAGCCACCAATTTTATGTGGTGCAACTACATCTCCAATTCTAACAGCGCCTTTCTCGTTGAAAAATACATCTTCGGAGCAGACATTAGTTGCAGTAGTCAGCGACGATCTACATCTACGGCCGCTGCCTGTTTTACTAAAAACTTCGTCACCTCCTGAACCTCTTGCTGCTGGTGGCATTATAATTTCCCCTTCTTTACTAGATCTTTAAAATAAGCCAACGACGGGTCAAACAACCATGCTATATTTTGAGACAGTGTAGCTATAGTTGTAGAACCTATAATAGGCACGGTGGCCGCTGGGTTATCATCATATTTAACCACAAAGTTATATAACACCGTTTTTTCTTTTGTTCCAGGTGCAGCCCATTTTACAATAGTGTCCCAATTTTCAGTATTAGTTGGGGCTAGATTTCGTTCACTCTTGTCAGGGAACAAAAAACGGAATATTTCATCTGTAAAAACATTTACTGGCGTTCCTTTAACCTTTATAGTATCTGGTCCTACTGTGGTAAATGTTAATCCTTCAACTGCCGGACTAATGCTAGAAAAATTTACTGACAGTATAGGGGCAGTGTCTGGATCTTCTAGGTATGAAAACACAATATTAAACTCTATTGCTACTGCATTATAAACACTAGGTAACCATGCAGGATCGCCAATTGGCGCTGAATCTCCTGGAATGGCTGATATACCACTAATTGGATTAACGGTTACCGTTACTGGCATATTATCTTAGAGCAATACCTGTAGTACTCTGGATGAATTGATCGGCAAAGGCCTTGTCAGTGGCTTCGATCATTACTACTGTGCCCTTGTTTAATCTTACTTCTTTATCTGGACTGACTGTAAACAGATAAGGCATTAGTCCTGGACCTTTTGGACCCATACCTATGACCTGTGGATGACTTAATTTATAGTGCATTACACTATCATCTACTAACTTGGCAACAATTTCCTCTCCACTGGTCAGTTTAAGAGTAACTACTTCGCCAATGGCAACACCTTTATCAATTAACATTTTCTAACCTTTTCTTTAGTTCTGTAAATCCACCTACTAGTTCTTCACCTAGAAAAATCTGCGGTACTGATCTTGCTGAGGGCACTGCCTCTAACAATTCTTCCTTGGTGTACCCATCGCCTATCTTGCGTTCTTCAAAGTGAATACCTTTTGCTTTAAGCAGCGCCTTGGCTTGATCGCAATAGCTGCAATTATACTGACTCCATACAATAGCTTTCATTTCATTTCCTTTGTGTTATATGTCTGTTGGAAGATGTCTAGCTTTACGGCACCATAATCTCCATCACCGTGTCTAACAATAACATCATTGCCTTTGGTATATGATAAGTCACCCCAACTGGTATGTAACACACCATCATGATCAGCTAACTTGGCATATTTGACAATCTTCTTTGGGGTGGCTGTGTGCTCATCATCTACATCATATTTGTCTACAAATGATTCTGGGCTTACAGGATACTTCTCACCCTTTGGGCCTGTGATAATTTTATGGCCAGCTTCATATTTGACTGGACCTTCTAGTGTGTCAACAGTTCCACTGTCTGTGGCAGTGTCGTAATGTATAGACTTGGCCAGCTTAAAAGTTTTAAATGCATCGTCTTTAAACCAACTGTCGTCAATTTTACCTTCAATGAGGTTGATGTATTCTCTTAGTGTTTTCATAATTAACTTGAATAGATTACAGCACCGTTTTTGTCAACCACCCTGACCAGTAAAGCACCTTTAGACTTACGGGCCAAGGCTGCTGCAATTGCAGCTTGCTCGTTACCAAAGTTGCCTATAGTAGTCCAAGACTCATAGGGGCTTTTAGTTTTGAATTGTGCTTTGTACATAGTATATTATAATGCAGGAAGCGCATCATAGTCAATGCCTTCACTCATTACTCCGATAACATAGTTAGTCGATTCGTTCTCTTGTAGTGCAGTTTGTTTCTTGCTGGTATCAGTGTGCTTGTTGAACCAAGGAATAGGTGTGCTTTTTGGAGCAGTGCCTTGGTACTTGATGCCAATGTCTTTGAGTGCGCCTACTGCTGTGTAGTCCACAAAGTCCTTGAGAATGTTGGCATTTAAACCAATCACTGGACCTTTGTTGAACAAGTATTCTGCCCAGGCTTTTTCTTCACGGATCACATCCATGTACAGTCGATAGACTTCTTGTTCGCACTCTTCTTTAGCCACCAAGAAGCGAGGATCTTCTTTGATCACTTGATTGATTAGGTAAGCGGTCCAACCCTTGTGTAGTAATTCATCTTGTAGAATCAAACTGATGATATTACCATTACCAATAAAAATACGATTCTCTACCATGGCAAGACTTGTGGCAAATGATACCATGAAGCGGAATGCTTCAAGAGCATAGCTGGCATGTAAAGCCATCCAGATTGCACGGATATGTTCTTTTTCAGTAACTGTCTCACCCATCTGTTTACGACAGTTGACTAGGTGTAGTGCTTCGTAGTAGTCTCCCACTGAACTGGCCATGTCTACAATTTCTTTAGTGTCATGGATGGTGTTAAACACATCTTTTGGCACATTATAAATGTTACGGATAATGTGACTGTAGCTTTTTGAGTGGATGTTGGTTTCAAAGAATGTCCAGTTGTAGACCAGTGCTTCTAATTCTGGCAAACTGATAACCGGCATAAAGATTTGACTTGGCCCACGGCCTTGTAAACTATCTAGTGCTGTTTGGCGTAGCAAGTTGCTGGTAAAGATGTGCTTGACTGCATCGCTGGCATCTTTAAAATCGTTTGAATCTTTAGTAAGACTAATCTCTTCTGGTTGCCAAAAGAAGCCACGGGCTGTTGCTTCAAAGTCTGCAATCTTTTTATATTTTACTTCTTCAAATCTCTGTATGGTCACTGGGCCTGCTGGATCCAGAAACATCTTGCGATTTAAGTAGTCTGTCTTGGTGTTTAGGTTGTATTGTTGTTTGCTCATTATTCATTCCTTAAAATATCTATCATGCGCAGGGCAAGTGACATATTCATTAGTCTTTACCAAGAAAATGTTTTTTCAGCATTTCCAGTTTGTCCTCATATTCGGCCATATGTGCTATTTCTTTTTCCACTGCGGCCATCCAGTCAGTGTGATCATGGATGGCCATGGGATTGTTCAGCATGATTTCCACATTCATTCGATGTTTTTGAACCTGTGCTGAAAAGTGTGCTTGTAGTGCTGTTAATAATTGATCTCTCATTTTGTATTCCTTAATAGGTCTATCATATCTTGGGTCCGTTGAATATCTGAGTGCTGGCGTCACCTGTGCCCAACACACAGGCTATTGTCTCATTGAACTGAATCAGAGTCCATGATTTGGTTTCTTCGTTCACAAACAGGCTGTATCTCGACACAGTGACTCCTGGTTCAATACCAAACCATATGGGCTTTTCTTTATAGTCACTGCCGCTCAGTCCTCGCAACAGTGTAGCCGTGTCAGCACATTCTAAGGGCTTTTGCACAGTCACAGACTGAGCCACTGCTAGTCCCAGCACTAACATAATGAGAAGTATGAAATAATATTTCAAATCACTTCATAGTGGCTGTGTAGGCCGCGATGTTCTTGATATCGGCAGGAGTTAGTCCTGCTGCCATGCCCCACATGAGTTGGCTCTGTGCCCCAATCTGACCCTTGTTCTTGTAAGTGGTCAATTTCTTTTCAATGGCCGCGGCTGGCTGGCCTGCCAACTTGGGACCTGCACCACCTTGACCTTGAGCACCGTGGCAGGCTGCACAGGTTGCGTATTTGGTTTTACCAGCGGCCGCATCTTGTGCCTGTGCTGATAGGGATAAAAATGCCATTGCGGCAACTAACGCTATTGATATTTTCATACAATTTTCCTTTTAACAATATACATTTACTTATTCTTTCAAGCCATAGTGATGGCAATAAATGCCAGCATAAAACTCAGCACTGCTCCCACAATGGGAATCACAATGTGTATGTGTTTGACCACATCTTCTACTGCGTCTTTTTCAGGTTCTTTATTCTCTTGGCTCATTTTCTTTATTCCTATGCATGTCCCATAATACTATGCCCACTACGGCTACCATTAATACTATGGCAATTATATCATTACTGATCATGTTGTTCTGCCCTGAGTTGTTTTAATGTCTGCATCAACACAAGTACCTTCCAAAATGGTAATTTCACCTTTGGTACCTTGTTTCTCTGCTTCTTTAACCAAATTTCGCATGTGTTGTTTTTGCATGTCAAGACTGGCTACGCATTGTGCTTCATTTTTGTAGTATGTCTTGGCCTGCATGAATTCACAGTTGCCATTAAGGCATATAAACAACACGGGTATAAAGATAGTCATTCTTCAACTCCGAAATGTTGTTTAATATTAAATGCACTTAACTTGCTACCAGAACCTAACCATTCGTGCTCTGCATTTTTCTCACACTGAGCAATACATTCCAGTACAATCAACTGGGCGAACTTTTCTTGGTCAAATTCAGCATAACTTGCACCCCACCCATATTCATGTATGGTTGTAGCCTGTTCAACAAGTTGTTTAATTTGTTTGTTCATACAGTTTCTTTCAGCATTTGATCAGCACGGTTCATAGCCTCGAGTCGTTGTTGTTCGGTTAGTTCATCGCAACGACTGGCATGATCTGGTGCTCGCAACCATTGTACACCTTTTCGTGGTGCGTAGGTTGTTTCCACTGTGCGAAACACACTCCAAGTCACAAACACCATGCTGATGATGGCAATATGCCCCAGCATGTTGTAGCCAATTGTGAGTAGTTCACCAATGTACAAGCCAAATGCCAAACTCCAGAAACATCCCAGCAAGATGCTGAGAAAGTATTTGGCGTACACAGGTGCGTGGCGCAGGGGATTTAGATTGGGATTCATGATGTCCCACGAAGAACGGCTCACCAACCAAATGAATTTGAGTATACTAAACATAACAGTCCTTGAGTGTTAAAAGTATTAATTATACTATCTTCAAACACCGCTGTCAACAGTTTTTAATAAAAATCCCAGTCTATCTCCTGCAGGGCTAGGGTAAAACTCATCCTTCCAAACGGGGATAATGGTTGTGGCCGTATGATTGGCAAAGTCATCATTGTATCTGAAATGTACTTCGATTACCCGATCTCCTATTACTTCCACATTGAACCATTCGTACTTGTCTGCAACAGTTTGCAATATATCTGGTAATTTAAAATTATCGTTAATTTTTGTCCAGTGACTAAATCTATCCAAACGGATCGGATCCGTTCTGAATCCCTCAACTGCTAATGTTTGCTTGCCCCAGTGGTAATCGAAACTTAAATGGCGGCCAGTAAATATCTCACACCAGAAATAACCATCTGGAATTGAGTCAGAGTCTAGATATTGTATTCTAGCACCCACACTCATCATTTTTAAATTTACAATAGGGCGTACTACATACTCGCCTGGAACAATCGGTGGTAGACCTGCAGGCCCGCATGTATATCCTAACTTCTTTGATAAGATTAATTTATCTATGCACCAAAGGTCATCTAAAGCTATATTATCAAATATATCTACATCACCAAGCTGCGGTACCACTGTCATTTAGTATTTTCCGCTGGCTAATACAATTTTGCAAATGTGTTCTAATCTTTCTATGTGCTCATAGGCACGCCACGGGCTTGTGTCAATGGCCACAACACCGTGACCTTTGATACCTACAATGTCGTAGGCGATATTACCAGCAGTATCTAATTGTAACTGCTTGTGGCATTCATCTGCAAGCTCTTGACTAATAGGAGGCACATCACCCACATTAGGTGCCACTTTGGTATAACGATTGAGTTCTGGAAAGGTTGCGCTTACAGTACTCAAATCAATACCGGCATGCATGGCCGCAATACAGTAAGTGGGGTGTACATGTACTACCACACGCACCTCACCTGCGTGTTGCCCCATTGCTCGTTGTAGACCAAAGTGTAGAGGAATTTCTCCTGACGGTGTTAGATTCTTACTGATGTCACTGTAGGGCAAATCCTCCCACAAGTAACCTCTATTAGGTTCCCAAGATATGCCAATTTTCTTGAACTGATCTGGTTGTAGTGTTTGTTTACGCACACCGCTGGGTGTGATGTAAAAATGATCACGGTCGTGATGTCGTATGCTTACATTTCCATCTCTACTGGTAATCCAATTGCGCTTGTAAGCGTCTACCATTATGTCACATATAGTTTCTAACATTATCTTATACTCTAAAACTTTCTCCACATCCACAGCGGTCACGCTCATTTGGATTGACGAAATCAAATCCCTCATTGAGTCCATTGCGGACCCAATCCATTGTTAAGCCATTTAGATACACTAGACTTTTTGCATCTACTAATAACACAAAGTCTTTTTGAGCAAAGTTGGTAACACCAACTTCAGTTTCATAGCTGTCCACATATTCCATAGTGTAGGCCAATCCACTACAGCCTGTAGTACGGACTCCTATCCGGATACCAACACCCTTACCACGGCGATCTAAATTCTGTTTGATCTTTTTATACGCTGTGTCGGTTACGGTAATCATGTACGGCCGCCTTAATTGCATCTTCTGCTAGAATTGAACAATGTATCTTTACTGGGGGCAGGGCCAGTTCTTCGGCAATCTCACTATTCTTAATAGATCCTGCTTGATCCAATGTCATACCCTTGACCATTTCAGTAATCAACGAGCTTGACGCAATAGCACTGCCGCAACCATATGTTTTAAATCGTGCATCAGTGATAATGCCATCTTCTACTCGAATTTGAAGTTTCATAACATCACCGCAAGCCGGGGCACCGACCATGCCTGTACCTACACTAGGATCACTCTTATCAAATGAACCTACATTTCTAGGATTTTCATAATGATCAATTACTTTGTCCGAGTACGCCATTGATTATTCTCCAGTTTATTATCTTCCATATATTTTGCAAGTATTTCTTTTTGTCTGCTTGGTAGTCAAGAGCCCAAGCATGTTCCCACCAATCTACTAATAATACAATATCATTTTTAATTTCGTGATTCACAATGGTTTTGATCTTGCCGTCACGAGCCAGGTATGCCCATCCGCTGCCCTGTATTGTCATGGCTGTTTTTTCAAATTCTTCTTTGAACTGATCAAAGGTATCAAAGTGTTTTTCTATGAACTGTAAAATAGCATCATAGGGTCTGTTGGATCCCTCTGGTTTTTGTAGTTGACCAAAATAGATATTGTGTAAAAACGCACCAGCTTCGTTGAAATCATCATCACCCTCGTCCTTGTTGTATCGATCAACATAGGCCTTGTACAGTGTACCATAATGATAATCTATGGTCTCTTTAGATTTTACAGGTGCCAACTCATCACGGTCGTAGGGCAATGACAACTGTACAAGTTTGTCTTTTTTACCTTCAAGTAAGACACGATTAATAAAATTAAATTTCATAGCTTACAGGCTTCGCAGTCTTCTTCGTCTTCGATCAATTCTCTTTCATTGTAGAAGCCGTTGTAGTGTACTTCAGGAGTTGGTTCGGCCATGGCCTTGCTGCCTGCCTTGTTGATTAGGCTGTAGTAGAATGTCTTCAATCCCCATACATGAGCCTGCATCAAGTTCTTGGCAATCAGCGTTGTAGGCACTCTGCGATCTGCAAAGTGTGCTGGATTATAAAATGTGTTTGTTGAAATACTTTGATCAATGTAGGCAGCAATGACTGCACTGGTCTTGATATAGCCGTCACAATCTTTTTGTTCCCACATCAACTGATATTTGTTCTTGAGTCTGTTGTATTCAGGAACAACCTGCGTTAATGATCCTGCTTTTGATTCCTTGGTGCTGATCAAGCTCATAGGCATTTCTATGCCGTTGGTACTGTTTATAACAACACTTGAGCTTTCAACTGGAGCCACCGCCATCTGGGTGGCATTACGAACACCATACTGTTTCATGTTGACACGAAGTGTTTCCCAATCTAGTTCTGGAGTAAAATCAGCTAGTTCATTAACACCTTTGGCACGAAGCTCCCAAGGAAATACGCCCTTGCCGTATCGTGTCTGATCACTGCCTTCGCACTTGCCGCGTTCTTTGGCTAGCTCAACTGAAGCTTCAGTCAGATAGAATGCTTGGTGTTCCATCCAAGTTTTAACTTCGTGTAATGAATCTTTCTCACCATACTTGAGACTGCGCTTGGCATGCCAATAGGCTAAGTTAGTAATACCAATACCCAGTGGGCGGATCTCGTCGTTGCTCAACTTGCTCTGTATACTCAAGAAGTCTTGATAGTCAAGAATGTTATTCAGGCTACGATGTAGAATCCTACAGGCTCTACGCATATCCTCTGGGTTCCGGAACGCTCCCCAGTTGATAGATCCCAGTGTACATAACGCTATGCGTCCACTCTCGTCGTCTAATCTCTTAAATGACCGGGTGGGTAATAGAATCTCACAACACAGGTTACTTTGATAAATCGTGTGATACTCGGGATCAAATGGTCCTTGGTTCATTACATTATCAATGAATACAAGATATATTCGACCTGTGTCTGTGCGTTCCTTCAGAATACCACTCTTGAAAACTTCTTCAGCACTCATGGTCTTCTTGCGAAGATCCTTGCGCTTTTCATATTTTACATACAGCTCTTCAAAGCGTTCTGTATTTTGATAAAACGCTTCGTATAGATCTGGTACTTCGTTGGGATCAAAGAATGTTATGTCTTCTTTGTTTTTAAATCGTCTCCAGAAGAAAGCACTAAGCA